TCAGCTTTGCCTTGTTCGTAAAAGTGATTTGCTATCTTATCAGCATTTGCACCTGCATACAACGCTTTGTGATACCCTGCGGTATCTTCAATCATACCATCTTTGCCAAGGAACTTTCCTATAAAATTGCTGATGTCTGATTGTTTTTCTGCTAACTGGGAAACGTTTTGTACACCGTATCTAAACTTTTTATCACCTAAGTTGAAATCGAAACCTTCGAATTGCTCATTAAGTAATTGGTTAGTGTTGGCTTTAAACTTTTCGTGGTTCGCGGCGTTTCTTTCCTGGTCCTCTTTATATCGATTAAAAAAGTCCGACGCTTTTTGTTGATCCTGGGACAAGCTAGGTGAGTTCAACTTGATCTCATCGTAATACTTGTCTTTAGTATCATTTAAAAACTTACGGGCTTTTGCAACCTCTTCTTTATACGCGAGTTTTTTTCTTCGGATGTCTCGCTCCTCGTCTACCTCCTCATCAAACGCAAAGCTGTCGTCGATCATAAAATCAATTTCTTCTGTGCTCAAATGGGGTTTAGTACTTTTGTAATATTCTTTAACCAATACATCGCGGTCTACATCGTCGTAATTGGTGTTTAATCTAATATAATCTTGCATTGTGCCACCAGTCTCGCGCATAAAATCAACAAGCTTGTTGACGCTTTCTGGTAGTTCAGGCTGCACTAATACAGGCTCTGGTTTTACTATTTCTTTTTGTGGTTCACTTTCTTCGGTAATTTCTTTAATGACTGGCTCGGATACTTTTTCGATTATTTCCGCACTATCTTCAGCCGGTTTATCCACATTCGCCTCTTCTGCAATTGGATCTTGAATTGTGTCTTTGCCTTCTTTAGGAATTACCACTCGCGTTACATTGCTCGGAACATCTATTAGCGGCTCTTTATTTTTAGCAGCTAATTGCTCGTCTGTTAGCTTAGGTCTAGATTTGATCTTAAAAGATCCTTCTGTTTTTACTTCACTCATGATATGATATTATATAATTATTAAATACTTATTTATTGAGGCATAAATTGCGACACATCCATACCGCCCATGGCCCCTTGACCCATGTTTTCAAAATCTTTTGGCATACCTCCGGATTTTCTTTGCTCTATCATTTGGCTTTGCTGGGTACCTTCCTTTTCTATTCTTTTTGCTTTAGCCGCATCCGCATTATCTTCCTTAGCTTTTAGTTGCTGAGCTTTCATTTGCTCTATTTGCATGTTATATTGAAACTCGGTAGCCATTAACTCCTTTTTAATCTGCGCCTCGGCTTGCATTCTTTGCATTTCGAAGTTTGATTTTGCTTGTTCTATTGCAACCTTTTCAGCAGTCAACGCTTGCTGCTTTTGCACTTCAGCCATTGCCGCTTTTTCGGACGCCTGAGCATTTGCCTGCGCTTGTGCTTGTATGTTTTGTTGCACTAACGCTTGCTCTTTTTCTTTACGCTTCTTGCGCTTAACTTTAAGCATTTCGTTTGCTAACTTAAGATTTTTAATCTGGTTGATGTCTATTGAATCTTCAATATCAATCTCTTTTGTTTGCAAAGCAATTTGTATGTTTTTTTGTAATTCTGCTCTTTCTTCATCGTCAGGCTCCATCGCTAAAAATATACCAAAATCGTGTAAGTTGAGATTTTCAATTTCTTTCAATGTTTCAACATTAAACGTAGATACACTATTCATTAGTGAATTCTTAGTAAGTGGAAAGTTTAATACATCATTTATTTTCAATGATATATTTTCGCAGGTACTAAGCGTCAACTGTATGCTAGCATCTTGTATGTGCTTAGTGGCGGTATTAGAAGCGTTAGCGGCCATTTTCTGCAAACCTACTAAAGCATCCGGACTAGGCATAGCTCCGTCACGGGCTTCGTTTAGACCGGTTACATCTCTAATCATTTGCATGTTATAATTATATGCGGTAATTAGTGATTGTATCTTGCCTATACCAGATGAACTAGATAATTCCTGTATAGGAACTTTGCCTCTGTTCATATCCCCCTCTTGCGTCATTGATCTACCCACAACAGAACCTGTTTGGAAATACATATTCAATGCTTCCTGAGGATTATAATTCGTGCCGTTACCTAAATCAACTTCCGCCAACCCATCAACATCTAAAAATACACCATCGGGAACCATTCTTGATAGCACCTGCTGAATTTTTAAATGAGTTAATTGTATAATATCAGCAAATCCAATACACTTACTTATAAGCGATTGTATTACTCCTTTGTACATTCTGGGAGCTGCTATAGAGTAACTCATTTCAACCCTGGTAGTGTCTGCTAATGGCCTAGTCATGTTCTCAGACATTTCCCATTTAAGCATAATATCAGTACCAATTACTTTTGCTCCCTCATATAATACCTCTATAGACCTTGATACTCTTTCAAAGTTATCGTTAGGTGGAGGATTAAACATATCTGTTTTCTCAATTGCTTTTTCTAGCCCGCTATCTGTTTTCTTTATCTTAAATACTTGATCAGTATATGTTTTATATTCAAAATATAATACTTGAACAGTATTATAATCATAATTTTCAAAGCCGCGGATCATTCTTCGGTTTCCAGGAAACTTCTGAATTCGCTCTAGCTCTTCATTAGATATATTGGGGAATTCTTTTTTAAGCTCCGGTATTGTTATTGATTTAACTTCGCCTACGTAATATATATCATCAAAGTTAGGGTCCTCCGTATAAGACCATACGCAATAAGCTGGGTCTACGTAGTCAACCACAATGCCTTCCGCTGGATTAAATGATGTTTTAGTTATACCTATTCCTATATTAACCAAATCTTGATTAACCCTTGCTCTTGTTAAGTGATACTCATTAGTGGCTAGCACTGTATTTATTGCTTCCTCTTCTGCTATTTCTATAGCAGGTTTGTAAGCAAGCTGCATGTGTAAATCTCTTTCCTCCATTGTTTCAGGAAGCTGCCCTTCAGGTAATCCAGAGCGACTTAGATCTAATGGCAGTATCTCGCTTGACATGGCTCTTGTTTTTTTAGTGAGCATGTCAAAAAGTATATTTTGGGCATAATCCGTTCTCTTTTTTAAAGATTGAGGATCTTGGGCATAAGATGTTATATCATATTGCTTTTGGGTAATACCATTAGCAACAATATTTGAAAACTTTGAAAGTATCGGGACTGGCTTCCAATCTAAATTAAGATAAGACAAATCGCCATTGATAGCTAATTCATCTTTGTACTTTTGTACGCTTTGCTCTCCTCTAGCATACAACCGAAGGTTATGAAAGTTATTCCAGTTAAGAGCATATCTGTTTGACCCGGCACCGCCATAGTTAAACCACTCCTGTTCAATAGCCCTTGACACTTGTAATCCATATTCTAACGTTGCTTTTTCAGCATCGCTAACTACCTGGTCAGGAAATGGGCTATTAGTATTTGTACTTACGTTCATTTATTATATTATTTTTGAAGTAGTTCCCTCGTTATTGTATTTTTTAAAACCTAAAGAATAAACTTTTTTTTCTATATTAGACTTAGGTGTATACCTATGCTTGTTACAGGCCATTAAGGCTAAGCCGGAGCTTATAGACGCATCATGCTTTGTTCTGTTATTTATATCGAACTTAGCCCAATCTTGCAGTGTTCTTTGTAAGTATACATCTCCGTAGCCATCTACTTTTTCTCCTACAAAATCCTCTATGTACGTTTCAATAGCGGAGGCATGTGCTTGCTTTATATCTTCACTTGAATTAGGTATTCCCCCTACTTCTCTTTCTGACACTGATAACTTATTATATGTTCTGTCTGGTCTATTGATACTAAAGCCTCTATAGCCTCTTCTTTTTATATAATAAAGTAATCTTGGCTTGTTGTTTTCCGCGAGTATAGGCATGCCGTAAAAAACCATAGCCATCAGTACATCTTCAAAAAACATTTCAGCTGTTGATGGTCTTGCAATATACTCTAAGAAAAAATGATTAGGAGGAGCGTCGGACATAGAAAATTTTGTTAGTCCATGTAAAGCTCCGTTAGAGCCACCGCCGCCAACGACACCACTAATATCGTAGCTATCGCAACCAAAGGCACCCATGTGTTCATTTCCTGGATATTTAATACCATTTTTTATTATTATATGGTTTTGTTGCTCTTGGTTTGGCACCCAAGTTATATAAAATCTTCCGTCCTTATTAGGATAGAACATAACCTCAGTATCTTTTATACCATTTTTCCATTGAAAGTTACCTTGTGTAACCATTGCGCTGTTTTTCAACTCTTCATTATAATCTATCTGTTGATAGATTTTTGTTAAGTTAAATATAGATTGTTTTGATTCATCTCTGAATGCGTGTTGCTCTGTTCTTGGAAATTGGCGGTAGTATTCGTTTAATGCGTCAGCATCATCTTTTAAACCTTCTACTTCATTTTCCCAATGATTAATAACACCTTCTTCTATAATATCGCCGTGAGGCCCTATAGTTTCTTTATTAGGCGTTTCAAATTTT